GTGGTAGGCAAAATACTTCTCCGGTAACGGCCATTTACCCAATGCCTTGATCTCTTCGTGGTCTGGTTCGATCAGGTGAAGCATGGGTTTGCAATACTTTGCCATCGTCTTCTCATCCCACACCCCCATCCACTCGTAGATCCGCTTGTAGCAATTGCCAGGACCAGTTCCGAGTTTCGTCTCCCCAACCTGACCGCTGAACAGATCATCGGTTGGCAAATGACTATCGTATGAATCCCATGCCTCCAGTGTGCAAGGCAGCGGGTAAAGCTTCGCACCTAGTCCGGCGTAGAGTGGAAGGTTCCTGGCGGGTGCGTAAACATCCACAATCCCACCGGACTCCTGCACCAAGTAGTTTACGAATGCAGTTGCGATAACCGCATCCCCAATCGCTCCAGCCCGATACACGGCTGTCGCTCCGCCTGTTGATCTGCCCTTGTAGTATGGCTTGATCTTATGTGGGCATGGGATTGAATCTGACCATATCCCACCGGTCAATTCGTCTGGAATGACGTAGGTATTGCGAACATGAAGAAGGTTATCATCCACCTTGTGGATTGAGTTGGTTTGGTTAGTCCATAGTTTCATTGGTTTGCCTTTCTATTTACTTTTTCTACTGCGTCAATCCTTTTCCCAATCCATGCCATGCACGGCACGGCCATAGAATTGCCTAGTGCCTTGTAGCGTGGCCCATCTGGGCATTGATCCGCTGGCTTGTTACGCCAAGGGATCATCGTGTGGTCATCGTTAAAGCCTTGAAGTCGTTCGCATTCTTTTGGCGTGAGCCTGCGTACTGCCATCCGATCTTCTGGTTGCACCAACGCTGCTGGAGCACCATGCCCACCAGCTGTCCTCAACGGACAATGCACATCACCAGTTAAAGCCTGATTGTATAGGTCAACACCCTCCTGCACCAACGGCACATTCCCGCCACCCGTTCCGTATCGTGATACGCAACTAGGATCGACATCGTGCGGGCCAGTTACTCGGCTGTCGTTGGGATGGTTTTCATAGAGGACAACCTTAACTTCCGTATCGCCAGCCTTTGTATTTGCCTTGAGCGTTGGGCAAACAGTTTGTTCAGTCAACTTGCCAGTAAGGCGAAGCTCTGAAGTTTGGAAGGCAACAGCGTGCGGACCTCTGGCAACCAAGGAATCCATAGTCTCACCATGCTCAATGCGAGGTTTGTATTGTGCGTTCTCGCCTTGGTTAAATGCAGCCCGATCAATGATTACTGGTTCAGTAATAAAGTTGTGGTCACGATTATGACCTGGCCCTTTGTAGTCTGATGCCATCAAGGTTTCAGCTACCGCTTCCAGCACCGCATTAACTTGCTGGGTTACTTCGCTGGATTGGGGGCTTCGGCTTGGGTCGTTACTAGCTGTAAGGCTTGGTGCAACATTGGTGGCAACTCCTTGCCTCGCTTCTCGGCTCGGCGGAGTATCCCTGCGCACGCTTTCGGACTCAAATAAAACCTTTGCGGCAAGGTTCCCCTTTCCAAGATGTGCGACAACGAACACACGTCTGCGTCTTTGGGCCACTCCGAACCATTGAGCGTCCAAGACTCGGTACGCCCACTCATACCCCAGCTCCCCCAACGCTCCGAGGAAGGAACCAAAATCTTTTCCTCCGTTAGATGACAAGACACCGGGGACATTTTCCCAGACAAGCCATCGAGGTTTGAGACGTTCAGCGATTGCAAGATAGGTAAGCATGAGGTTCCCTCTTGGGTCCTTGAGTCCTTGTCGCAATCCTGCAACGCTGAAGGATTGGCATGGCGTTCCTCCGACCAGAAGGTCAACTGATCCGCTTTGTATTGTCCATTGTTCATGTTTGCTCATGTCTCCTAAGTTTGGAACCTTCGGCCAATGATGCTTCAGCACCTCTGACGGGAATGGTTCAATTTCTGAAAACGCTACTGGCTCCCATCCAATCGGCTCCCAAGCCTTGGACGCTGCTTCAATGCCAGAGCATACTGATAAGTACTTCATTTATCCTCCGCTATTTCCTTACACACCAAAGCCGCTGCATCGACCAGGGCAATGATCTGTATAATGTCAATCGCATGTCCGTGGTTCGCGCGATCCCTCTCTACCGCCAGTTTTCCTCTGGCAGAGAGAAGGATGTCGCACGCCCACTTGAGGCGGTCTTTTGCCTCTACTTCCATTACATTCCGGATCGCATGCGGAACTTGCGAGGTGACTTGTTGCTCTTGCCAGCAGCCGAGAGCGCAATGGCAATCATCTGCTTGCGGGAACGAGGCGTTCCGCCTGCTCCACGCTCTTTACCTTTCTTCTTATTGTCCATCGCCAGTTCATGCATGTTCTTCGATACGTCTTTACCTAGCATATTCAGTTCTCCTTATATGTTGTAATAGGGATTAGGCACCTCTGGTGCTTTTACCCCGAAGCTTGGGTTTTCGCATCTTCGACAATCGCGAATATCAAAGTCAAGTATCTCGCCAGAGTTAAGCATTACTGTAAATATCTTGTTATGATCCATTCCGTAGTCCGTAACGATGAAGGCCAATCCCTCACCCTTTGGGGTCATCATCCATAGTTCTGGATTGAGTTGGATCACGCTGTTTCCTCGCCAACCACATCATCCCATGCGGCCTCTTCCCCATTCCAAACCTGAGATTGCGTCCGCAACCATTTAGGCTTTTCGGATTGAGTGGTGAAGCTTGATTCGCGCCAAAGCACATTGTTACCTGGAACAGCCGTGATCCGTCCATTGTTAAGTGCAATAAAATGGTGCGACTTGGTTTGGCTTGGAGACATTGAGAATCCATCTCCGTATGGCTCTGCTGTGAATAGATAGCGACCAACCTCCCAAGTCTTTCTGTTTGCGATCCAAACTTTACAAGACAACCCCATCAGATAGTCGTACTCGATTGTCGTAAAGTTCCAGCCAAAACAATCCCAGCGTTGGGCATCGTTAATGTCCCAATCCATAATTGCAATCTCGCCTTGAGCCAGAGCGTGTAGTGGCAAGCCTCGGTACAACGCACCGCACTTGAGCATTACTGTGCAACCCCAAGCTCGTCCAGGTATAGCAGTCAACCCAAACCACACAGCATCCTCTATGCCTTGCTTCTCGCCATCAGACACAAACTCCATATCGCACTTGACGTACAAGTGGCGGGGTAGATTGGCAGCGTGGGTCATCGCCAAGCAGGTCCAGTAAACCAAGCCACCAACACCCAACGCGTACCCCATATCGGTGCACGGGCGCGATGTTCTAGGTAGGACGGGAACCAGCATCCGGCTCCCTGTTCTCGGATAAACTGCACGTTGTCGATGTCGGCCTTGATCTGCAATCCACCACCCAAATATTCAGAAGGATCGGATAGGTTGACTACTGCAGTAAGTTTCCTGTCGCTTCCGTTGTATAGGTCATAGTGCCACATGAATCTCTGGAATGCGTTGTACTTTAGGATCTGTAACTGTTGCACTCCGGTAATATCAAACCTCCAATTATCATCGTTGATAGCCTTGGTAAGCTCATTCATAATGTTGTAGATCCATTTATGATGCTGGCTGTTTGGAACCCAGCATGACGAGCATGTTCTAGTGTATGATCTTTTTGTCGTTCCATCCTTGTTCATAACAGCTGCGCGCTTCATTCCTATAATATTTGCATCTTCCCGCAACATCATGCATTGCGCCGGAGTGAGAACATATCTGTCAACCGCTGCGCTCATTAACTTCTGTATATATTTCTTTTCCATTATTCTAATTCCTTTTTTATCCAGCAGAACAATGCATAAACACCAAACAACAAGAATGCGAGTAAAGATGCCAGCAGGGACATGTAAAGAACAACCCAGCAAGCAACCCATGCAAAATCTGCTATTGCCGTGAGCATCATTTTGTAGCCTTGAAGACTCGCCTAATCAAAGTCTTGTTGTCAATAGGAACACCGGAGGCTCGGCACCAAAACCCAACCGCACCGATCTTAAAATCTCGGATTAACTTCTGGATCTGGTGAACATTCTTGTACTCCTCGCAATCACCAAGGAAGAATCTCTTGCCCAAGTTACGGCGCAGGATCTTCATGCCATCAATCACTCCGCGCCGTTGAAGTAACCGAACATCATCAATCGCTCGCTTGGCAACCTCTCCGGCCAATTGCTGTAGCTTTTCATCGTAGTCTCCCTTGGTAAGATGGGTCGAGCGCATCAGTATCTCCTCTTGGTTTTCTTCTTGTGATGCTCAACCCATTTTGCGTACTCGTTCCATAAGAATGCTGCATCCTGCGCCTCTTGCTTGGTATCAAATATGTCTGTGAGCGGAGGCAAACCATTCGCAGGCACAGCACCCCATAAGCGAGGACCAATCGTGTATCCGGCTGTGGTATGTATGCGCCACTTGCCGCATTCCTCCACAACCTTGACTGTGGTCATCGACCAAGCTCCACAAGCTTGGCATCGTCAGACTTAATCTGCTCAATCAATTTAGGCATGTCTCCGGACTGCCCAGCGTAATGAATGCAGTACGCATCTTTGTAGCGGTCTAGGCCAAAGTGCGACTCAACGCTGGTCATACAATTGTATGCGGGATCAAGTTGATCTAGCGGAACATTCCACAAGTGGATCATAATGTTCATCCAGGTCTGTTCTGCAAAATGGTTTGGCAGCAGTCCGAGCGGAGGCATCGACAGCACACCAGCAGCCTTGGATGAGATCACAAACACGCCTGTGTTGACGTAGAACCTTGGATCAATCTGCGCCCCGAATGCGCTGGCAAGTTTGCCCATGTGATACTTGCGATCCAAAAACGCTCCCTCATCAAATGCACAGAACATGTTTACTTCAGCACCCATATCATCGCAGTCGCTTGCAATCAGAATATCCGAGTCAACAAACGTGATCTGCTCATATCCCTTTGTGGCCATGATGTTCCCGATTGCGGACTTGCTATATTGCACCGGCTCGACCAATGGCTTTTCAAGTGCAAGGAAATCAATCTTATGCCTCTTGCAATAAGCCTCCATCCTTGGCCT